GTGTTAGATGGGTAGGTGAATCAAAATGGCAACCCTATACGAATTGTTAGACGATTTACCACCAACGCATACCTTAAACGACCCTGTAACGTTTGAGATAGACGAGGATTTAAGAACCATTCATACTCCTTCCAGAGGCAACATAATAGGAGTACAAGGAGATAACAATGTAAATCATATTAATTTTAAGATACCACGTTATTATAATGGTATAGATTTATCCACGTTCACCATTAAAATAAATTATAAGAACGCCTTGGATACGATAAATTCGTATTTCGTAGACAACTTAATATTTGGCACAGACACCATGACATTTAGTTGGTTAGTATCGAAAGAAGTAACTATATCGACCGGTACTGTTCGTTTTGTAGTAAAGTTATTCAACACCATAAACGATGAAATAAATAAATTTTTCAGTACCGCAATAGCCGAAGGTGTAGTACTGCCGTCGATATCAGTAGAAGACGAAACGATAATACCTACCCCAGAAATACGTAATAGTATTATGGACGAGCTTTTATTACTAAAAGAAAGAGTTACCTTATTAGAAAATGGATAAAGGGAGAATTAAATGAACTTATTTGAGAGAATAAAGAACGGTTGGGAAGCTTTCTCAAACCGAGACCCAACACGCAGACCTTATGGTCCGATATACTCTTATAGACCAGACAGAATACGATTTACAAGAGGGAATGAACGGACCATCATAACATCTATATATAACAGACTTGCGTTAGACGTTTCGGCACAAAAAATAGTACATTGTCGAACAGAAAAAGACAGATATATAGATACAATAACTTCAGGATTAAACGAATGTCTAACAACAGAAGCGAACATCGACCAAACCGCAAGGGCCTTTATACAAGATGTAGCAATGTCCCTTTTTGACGAGGGTACAATAGCTATAGTACCAGTGGATACTACTTCAGACCCAACACTAAGCGCCTCATACGATATATTGTCGATGAGAACTGCCAAGATAGTGGATTGGTCACCTACGTCGGTAAAGTGTCAAATATATAATGAGACAACTATGTTGAAAGAAGATGTGTGGTTATTAAAAAAGAACGTGGCGATTATAGAAAATCCTATGTACGCTATAATGAATGAACCATCGTCCACAATGCAACGATTAATTAAAAAACTAAATCTTCTCGACGACGTAGACGAGCAGTCGTCATCGGGTAAGTTAGACCTGTTAATCCAACTACCGTATTCCGTAAAAACAGAACAAAAACGAAAGATGGCCGACGATAGAAGAGTAGAAATCGAACGCCAATTAGTAGACTCTAAGTACGGTATTGGGTACATCGACGGTACGGAAAAAATAACACAGCTAAATCGTCCTGTTGAGAATAATTTAATGTCTCAAATAGAATTCTTAACATCCACCCTATATACACAGTTGGGCTTAACGGAAACCATCATGAATGGTACAGCAGACGAAGCCACAATGCTAAATTATTTCGAAAGAACGATAGACCCTATCCTATCCGCGATAATCGACGAGATGAGAAGAAAGTTTCTTACGAAAACTGCTAGAACACAGGGTCAATCTATAAAATACTTTAGAGACCCGTTCAAACTAGTACCGTTGTCAAAAATATCAGAAATAGCTGATAAGTTCACAAGGAATGAGATAATGACAGCAAATGACATATTACAAATAATTGGCATGCCAAGGTCTAACGACCCGAAAGCGGACCAGTTATATAACGCAAACATAAACCAAAATCAAAATGGAGGAAACGAAAATGAACAATAAGTATGACTTCTCCGGTTGGGCGACCAAAGCGGACCAGAGATGCTCCGATGGACGCGTAATACAAAGCGGAGCGTTTAAACATAACAGTGGTCAGAAAGTACCGTTGGTGTGGAACCACGGGCATGACGACCCAAAAAATATTCTCGGGTACGCTGTATTAGAACATCGTGCTGAGGGGGTATGGGCTTATGGGGTGTTTAATGATAGCGAGAATGCCGTTTCAGCAAAAGCTCTTTTAAAACACGGGGACATAGAATCCATGTCCATATGGGCTAACCAATTAATAGAATCTGGAGAGAATCCAAAGGTGGTATCCCATGGTGATATAAAAGAAGTTTCTCTGGTTCTAGCTGGAGCTAATCCTGGCGCTTTAATACAAAACGTTATATGTCATGGTGTAGAAGATAATAGTCAGGCCGTTATATACACCGGTGGACAATTAGTAAACGACGAGGGGGTATTTCCAGTGATAAAACATAGCGCTCCAGATACTAAAGATGACGATGGTGATGAGACCATAGAAGAAGTCTTTAATACACTATCCGATAAACAAAAAACAGCGATGGCCTTGATACTTGCGGAGGCATTAAACGAAGAAGAAAATCAAAATGGAGGAAAAGAAAATATGAAACACAATGTATTCCAAAAGGACGACACTAACGACCAAAAGATTCTAGCTCATTCAGTATTAAAAACAGCAATCGCCGAAGCAAAGAAAGGGTCTGGTGGCTCTTTGAAGGACGCTTACATGGCGCATGCTACTGATTCTGAAAATGCACTGGTACATGGTATAACTAATCTGGACTATCTATTCCCAGAGGCTCATCAAATGGACAACACCCCAACATTTATTAAAAGAGACGATTCATGGGTTGGTAATTTAATGGGTAAAGTTAAGAAATTACCCTTTGGAAGAATCGCGTCTAGACACGCTGACATAACAGCAGACGAAGCAAGAGCAAAAGGTTATGTGACAGGTGCCGAAAAGACAGATGAAGTGTTCTCTTTATTAAAAAGAGCTACAACTCCAACAACAATATACAAAAAACAATCATTTCATAGAGACAACATAATAGACATAACTGATTTTGACGTAATCAGTTGGGTTAAAGGCGAAATGAGAATGATGTTAGACGAGGAAATCGCTAGAGCAATGTTAGTTGGTGATGGTAGAGGTTCCGCAGACGCTGATAAGATAGACCCATTAAACGTGAGACCTATCTATACAGATGCAGATTTGTATTCTATAAAATATAAAATAGAACTTGCAAACACAGCAACAGATAATGATAAAGCTAAAGCTTTTATCAGAGCTGCTGTAAAAAGTAGAAAAACTTATAAAGGAGCTGGTAACCCAACTCTTTATACAACACAAGACTTGTTGGCTGACATGTTATTGTTAGAAGACACTACAGGTAGACGCATCTATAACAACGTTAACGACCTTGCCACAGCAATGTTAGTTAAAGAAATTATAGTAGTTCCAGTTATGGAAGGTGTTACACGCGACGTATCTGGTGACACAAGATATTTAATGGGTATTATAGTGAATCCAACAGATTACTCAGTTGGCGCAGACAAAGGTGGGCAAGTAACAATGTTTGATGACTTCGATATCGATTTCAATAAACAGAAATACCTAATCGAAACTAGATGTTCTGGGGCGTTGGCACAACCTTACTCTGCAATTGTCATTGAACTTGACGTTGTAGCTGGATAATCCTAATGAAATTTCGTGGTATTATTGGTTTCTCGTCGTCTGAAGAAACATCTCCAGGTGTGTGGGAAGAAGTAATAACTGAAAAACCATACACTTGTGAAGTTGTAAGAAATGGTAGAAGAAATCAAAATGGAGAAAGCGTAAACGACGACGTAACGTCAGTCATGGAAGTATCTATAACAATGGACCCGTATGCTAATGGTTATTTTCATAATATGGAGTACGTTAAAAACGGAAACGTTAAATGGAAAATAACAAACGTCGAGTGCAGATATCCTAGATTGATATTGACGACTGGTGGTGTATATAATGACTAGACTAGAAATTCAATCAATGTTAGAGAATATGCTTGGTAGTCGAAACGTCTATTATCAGCCACCAGCATCAATAAAAATAAATTATCCAGCAATAATATACTCTTTAGACGGTATGACTAACAACCATGCCTCTAACGGGGTGTATCTAACAAAAAAAGCGTATAAAGTTATTTATATAGACAGTAACCCAGATAACGAAATGGTATCTGTGTTAAATAACATTGTACATTCAACATTCAATAGTCACTACGTGTCTGATAATTTACATCACTACGCGTATACTATATATTTCTAAATAGGAGGAATAAACATGGCAAAGTTAGAATTCGACAAATTAGGAGAGCATATATACGAAACAGGTGTAGAAAAAGGAGTGTTATATCCTTTTACGGCGGGGGCATATGGTACAGGGGTAGCCTGGAATGGGTTAATTAATGTTACCGAATCACCATCAGGCGCTGAACCAACACCGTTATATGCAGACAATATCAAGTATTTGAACCTCATGTCAGTTGAGGAATTTGGTGCTTCTATCGAGGCATATACATATCCTGATGAATTTGCAGAGTGCGATGGTTCAGCATCGTTAGGAGTAGGTGTGTCAATAGGCCAACAAATACGCAAACCATTTGGCATGTGTTACAAAACAAAAATTGGCAACGATATCCTAGGAGAAGACTATGGTTATAAAATACATCTGATATATGGGTGCATGGCAAAACCTTCGGAAAAAGCCCATGCCACAGTATCTGATTCACCAGAAGCTGCTACGTTCTCTTGGGAACTTACTACAACACCAATAGCTGTTCCTGGTTTCAAACCAACCGCGTCATTAACTATCGATAGCACTAAAGTATCGGCCGCGAAACTGGCCGCTATCGAGGATAAGTTATATGGTACCACACAACCAAACTCAATTGGAGAGGAACCTACTTTATTAACCCCTACAGAAATTAAAGCGATTTTAGACGCTGTAGGATAACAATCATAAACCACTAAGGGTCTGGGTAATAAAAGTCCTAGACCCTTATATTTATTTATTTAAATTAAAGGAGAAATTACTATGTTAAAAAAACAAATTACTTATACTGATTATAATGACGTAAAAAGAACTGAGGACCATTATTTCAACCTATCAAAGGCTGAAATACTAGAGATGCAAATGACCACCAGCGGCGGCTTTGCGGAACATATACAAAAAATAGTTGATGCAAAGGACACTCCATCCCTGTTTAAATTATTTAAAGAATTAATATTTAAGGCTTATGGAAAGAAGTCAGAAGACGGTAGAAGATTCATAAAGTCCGAAGAATTATCGATAGAATTCTCACAGACAGAAGCATACACTCAACTGTATATGGAGTTGGCTACAGACGACGTAGCCGGAGCAGAATTCGTAAATAGTATAATTCCTTCAGATATGAAAGTGTCTGATAAAGAATTAGAAAAATACAAAAATCAGCACATAGAAACGACAGCAGAATTGAGTAAATAATGTTGCGAATAAAAACGTCTA